AGTTACCCATGACGTTCTCAAAGCCATCAGCTTCGCGTGATGCTTGACCCAACGCGCCAGATAGTTTGTTGGCTTCTTCGTACATCTTGAGCAAGACCTCTTGTTGCTGTACGCCCTTAAGGTCCTTGTACTTCTGACCAAACAGCTCCATCGCCTTGGCGTTACGAGTTGTCTCGGTCGACAGAATCCCCAAGTTATCAGCAACGTTGAAGTTGCCTTTTAAGTAAGATTTGAGGTCATCGGTTACCTGCTCCAAGGACTTGTCCCAGTAAGCAGACGTATCGGCAGCAGCTCTCATGGCTCTCTCGGTAAACGACAGGGCCTCTGGTGCTTCACGACCGGCCACCTTAGCAAAGGCGGCGATTTGGTTGAATGCCGGCTTCATCCGGCTAGGGAGGATGCTAGTCTCCTTGGCGATGCCTTGCAAGGCCTCTGTCGCTTTGGACTCAACGCCCTTAAACACCTGCTCAAATTGAGCCTCAGTGGCTCTCATTTCGCCGGCAGTAGCCACAGACGTAGCTACTAGACCACCTGTTCCGAGCATCGCAGCACCGACCCCAACAGCCATCTTCTTGTACGACCCAACAATAGAGCTGGTGACCTTAGATGTGCCAGATTGGAGCTTGTTAACCGCGTTCCCGGCTTTCTCAAGCGTTGACGTGAATCCCTTATCGACAGCCGACAGGACGGCCTCGACTGAATATTGTTCCATCTATGTAGTTCCTCCTTTCTCTCGGTATTTACGGAGGTTCTCGGCAACTTTATAAAGCATCGGATTGACCTTCGGCTTAGGCTTATCTTCCGGATAGAAGTCATCCCATGTCTTGATAGTATAGGTCCCGTCCTTATCGGTTGCTTTGAGCACACGTTCTTGGAGCCACAGTCTCGCCATGGCCTCCTTCTCCGCTTCTTTCCTGCGCTCTTGATAGGCAGTCATCCGCAGATTGTACTCAGCCAGAGACATATTCCATGCCTCATCCAGGCTCCTTACATCGAGATAGCGAAGGCAATTATAGATTGCTACTTCGAAGCGGTTTTCTTGGTCGCTTTCTTGGCTGGTTTCTCTGCTTGAGCTGGTTGAGTTGCTTGTGATGTCGCTGCTTCCGCTGCGTTGATGAATCGACGAGCACCTGGTGCAAGCGTTAAAAAATCACCAAATTGGCTGAACAGAGCGACTGCCTTCTCCTCATCTTCAAGTTGCTCGAAGATATAGGCTTCCACCTCATCCTCGCTTGGTCGGTTGACGTTGGTTGTAGTAGCGAATAGAATCATGTCGCGAATCATGACTGGGTTTTGCATCTTGAGCTCTGTCCATACTGTCACGAGACCAGCGCCTACTGCCAAGCCATCGATTTCAAGCGTGTATTTGCTGTTCAATAGCTCCAGGAATTTGAGACCGAAAGTGAGTAAGTAACTTTGACCGTTGATTTGTAGTGTTGCTTTATTATTCATTGCGTTTTCCTCCTAATCTAAATAAAAAAGGCCCCATTTAGGGGCCTAGTATTAGCTACCGATAGTAGTGTCTGCGAAGTCGTAAGCTGCCTTAATCAAGAGTTTTTGCTCATCTGTCAAGGTAGCCTCGCCATCAACTGGACGTCCTTCAACAACGAAGCTAGTTGATACTTCGACGTTAGAATCCAAGTTGTTAGGCAATGTCCAAGAGCTCAACTTACCGCGAGCATACTTAGCAGCATACTTGGTCTTGTCAGAGTTAGGCTTGGAGATGTCAATCTCCCATACTTCCAAGATTTCGTCCTCGGTAACAGCCTTTTCTAACATCTTGTTGACTTCGTCGTAGCTAGCGATTGCTTTGATATCCAATTTTACTTCCAAAGCACCAGAGCTAGGGATGGACCCATCTTTGGTCTTTGTTTGCTCGACATCACGCTCGTAGCTCCACTCGTGCTCCGTTTGTAATGCCAACTTAGCTGCTGTCTTAGTCTTTGCGTCCTTTAATAGACGGAAAAGTAAGAAACGTGATTTACCATGAATAGGTGTTAATTCTGCCATTGATTATTTCCTCCTCAAATTAAATTCGAGCGATAGCACACCATGCCAGAGTACTGACTCGGTGCTATCGTCTCTAAGAATTCTGAAATTCGATGCGTTTGCATCAAGGCTAGCATCTATTGTCTGCATAGCCAGGTAGTTTGAATTGACCAGCAGTGATTGACACATACTAGCCACTTCTCGTCGAGAGTCGCTGGTGCCCCATACATCGATGGTTGCAACCACTCTCCCTAACATCCCCGACAGTGTTGCCAGTGGGATGATTTGAACCTCACCCAATACAACGAAGGGATAAGGCTCTTTAGCATCTGGTAGCTCCACATGAGTGGAATAGCCAAGCGCATCCGATACCTTGTAGATGGCATCAAACGCTTGCTGGTCTACTGATTTTTTCATCGCCCTACTAACCTCCGCATATCAGATTTGAATTGCTCTTTCTGGACTTCCCAGGCAGGCTTGACGAATGGCTGGGCGCTCATGAATCGAGTCCCATATTCCAAATAAGGCGCGTATTCCGTTGTTGGTCCAGCATACGCTGTCATCCCATCATCACGAAAACCTGCGCCTACCGGAATACTTCGCTTCGTTTGACCTGTTGAGTAGCCCTTAACGAATACCGCATTGCGTTCCATCTTGCTTTGGAGCGCTGCGCCATTCTGCTTGACGATGAGCTTGACGGCCGTCTTGGCCTTCATCTCACCTAATTTCTTGATTAAGTCCTCTAGTCCGTTGATTTTAACGTGCAATACTATCACGCTCCAGAACAAAAGACCTGCCTTGGCGAGTAATAGACTTCACTCGGTACTTGATACCATCGACCATGACGTGGTCAAAGTCTGCTGTGTATGGTTGCTGTACCATGGCCACCTTTCGCCCCTCTTCATAGCCCCCAAAAAGACGCTGTGAGAGCTCCAGACCTGCATCCAATAGAACACAAGGACGTGACACTTCAGAGCTCTCTCCGCCTTCATGTTGACCAGTTTCGGGATTATACTTGCGCTTGGCTGTCTTTTTGACGAAGGTTATCCTGCTTCGGAATCTCATATGAATTTCACCCCACTCTTTCTGGCAGGCTTGAATCGCTTAGCCAGAATAGATGCGTAGGCTTCAAAGTCAGAGCTATCGAAGGTCATTGATAACCCCTCCGCAGATTGGCTTGATAGCCCCTCGGAGCCGAGCCGATTGTATCGCTTGACCATTACCTCAACGATTATCCAGGAAAGGTCAGATGGCACCAGATTGGCTCCTGTGAGCGTCTGGAATTGAGCCACTGTCAGTTCCTGGATTGTAGAGAGGACTTGGTCCTGTTGGTCATCGAGAATGCCCAACAACGTCTTAGTCTTGTCGATGTAAGGCATTGTCAGTCACCGCCTAGGCTTTAGGTTTGATGATGAAGTCAACTAAGCAGTTAGGTTGGACTGCCTTACGACCCCAAACGTTAAGACCTTTGACAGCGTCTGAGAAGTTCTTCTCTGGACGGTATGCTTCTGTCTCTACGACTTGGTTAGCAAATGTCATGCCTTGTGTAGTACCACCAACAGAGTGAACAACGTCCCCAGTTTCTTTCTTGAGGTTGTTAGACATCAAGAGTTGGAAGCCACCAACGGTAGCTCCTTCAACTACACCGTTCTCCAAGATGTCGTAGTTACGAGTGAAGCGAGCATCTTTAGATAGCAAGCCGAAGTACCACGCAGGTAATACGAGCTTACGGCCAGCGCGTGGCACATTCTTCCCGTCCAAGGTCACGCCTAAATCAACGATTAAGTCGTAAGCGTTAGCTACTTCAACCTCAATTGCTTTAGCAGTGGTACCTACTCGGTTACCTGCTTGAGCTGCGACTTCTGAGAAGATGTCAGTGTCGACAACAGCCGCCATACCATAACCAGCACGAGCCATCGCAGCATCCATCAAGTTTACATTCGCTTGAGCCTTTGCGATGTCCTTAACAGCAAAGTTAAAGTACTTCGCTTGGTCGATTACCAATGCTAATTGAGTGCTGTCCAATTCTTCTGGAGCATCAATGTCGTTGCCAGTGTAGTCCTTGATTGTTACGTTTCCGATTTGGTTAATCTTAACCGTATCACCAAAAGCAGTGATTTCCCCTTCATAATCGCGGTTTACGAGTTGCAATGCAACAAGTGCGTTGTCTAAGTGAGACAAGAGGCGAGCGCTCCATAATGTAGGGATAAAGTTCTTATATCCAGTAGTAATTGCCATTTAGATTTCCTCCTTATTTTGCAAGGGATGATTTGATTGCATCCCAGTTTTGATTGATTTGGTCTGGCGTCATGTTTGCCAGGTCTGCCATGCTGATGTCCTTGGCGTGTTCTTCGCGTTTAGGCGTCTTACCTGCTAGCATGGTACGAGCCTTGGCCTCGGATGCAGCTTCGACTAAGGCGGAGAATTCTTGGACCGCTGCTTGCGTCTGTTCTGCGTCATCTCGTACCACATAGGCTAGGATTGAGTCATTAGCTGTGATGCCGGACTCTGCCAGCATCTTAGATGCCTCTTTCTCCATTCCTTGGCGGTTGAGTTGAGCTGTCAGACGAGCAATCTCTGCGTCTTTCTTCTCTGCCTCGTATTTGGCCTTTTGTTCGGCATTCATGGAGCGGAGCTTCTCGGCTTCGTCAGCCTTGGCCTTCGCTTCTTTCTCTGCCTTCTTAAGGGCCCGGTTCACCCGGTCAGTGACAATCTTGTCCACTTCTTCCTGGGTGAATGATTTAGGAGCTTCCGCTTGCTGATTGTCGACGTTATCGTTCTGCGGTTGCTCTGGTGTTGCTTGAGCTTGTTCTAGCTCTACATTTTCGTTGTTATCCATTCGGACAACCTCCTTTTTTAACGTCTTTGTTGACGGTTATTACTTGCGCAGTTTAACGTCTTGAGCATGATTCGGACGGTTTTTTTACAATTACCATTGACACTTTAACCCATGAGGTTTATACTATAAGCGAGAAGTGAAGGTGGTCTAACG